CCCGGTTGCCTGGTCGTAATTCAAGAGTTCGCGCAGCCGCGCGGCGGTCAATTCGGTAGTCAAGGCCAGCTCCTTGTCAGCATGAAGGAGCGGCAGGCTTGCTGAAGGCTTTTCGGGTTGCATCCCTATCCGCCTGCTGCATGCTAGGAAGCGCTACACGAGTTCCAATCCCGTGAACACCTCGGGCAGGTACACCGGCGCGCGGGCCGTGCGGCGCAGCCGGTCGAGCGTGGCCGTCACCTGCACAGTGCTGCCGTTGAAGCTGACGCCGCCCTTGTCGTCGGCGTACAGCGTCCACGAGCGCTTCGGCGCGTCGGTGTCCTGCAGCCACACGGCATAGGTCACGGTCACCGGTACGCGCGAGCCTGCCGCGCGAATCAGGCGCAGCTGAGTCTTGAAGGTGCGGCCGACCTGCTGGCGCGCGAAGCTGACGACCAGCTTCGGCTGCTCACCGGCGGCAGGCACCGGCGGCCGAATCTCCATGGCGACCGGCGTGTAAATCTGGCCGCCCAGCGTGACGGCCGCAAACTCGTTGCGCACCAGTCGCACGGGCGCGCTGAACTCCTCGTGCTCAAAAACGATGGTCTCGAAGCGGGCTTCGACCGGCTTTGTGGCCCAGAAGGTGCGTTCGGTTATGGGCATTGTGTGTGCTGTAGGCGGCGCCTTGAAGTCGGATGTTTAACTTCTAGGAAATCTGGCGTTCGATGGCGTGTAGTCGGCCGAATATCTCGCGACGCCTTTGGTAATTCGCAATTCATCTAGCCACCCTGTTAACGGGGCGGTGCCGTTGGCGGCGCGGCCGATAAATAGATCCTCTTGTGCGACCTGAGTGTAAATGCTTGAAAACGTAATAGTTGACCGCAAGATGCCGTTCACAAAGAACCTAACTGAGTCACCGTTTCTGCAAACTGCTACTTTGTTCCAACTATCAAACGTCCATATTCCAGCACCTGACCAAACTTGCGTCGATCCGCCTACCGCAAGGCTGATTCCGAGAGTGGAAAAAACATTATGTATCAACGGGCCTGCAAAAGCCGCGAAAATAGACTGCCCGGTGGGAACGTACATCGACCATTCCGCGGTGTATAGTTTGTCAGCCCCAGTGACGCTTTTTGCAACAGGCCACGCGACGTTTAGGCGAGTACCTGAAACAGCGGCATCAAAGCGAATAGACGTTGTTCCGTAAAGAGCTTGAGCCGTGCTCTCGAATACGCCGGCGGGGGCTGCATTTGTAACTGTCGATGGATTAGGCGAGCGATCTGGAAAACTTGTGTTTCCCGGCACATCTGTCGCCCCGATTAAAAGCACGACGTTTGCGTAAAACGGGTCTCTGGGCAGGCTGAGCGCGGCAAAGTCGACCTGATTGCTATGGCGCCGCACGCCGAACAGGTCTTGTCGGCTGAACACCACGTCATTAAAGTCTATTGAGGTCGTTCCAAACCATGCCCCTGAGACAACGCCTGTGACGGCGTCCAACGCCACGCCAGGCGGCAGCATCCCTGACGCAATAGCCCACGTGAACGGCCCCAGCCCGCCGCTCCAGAAACTTGCCAGGCTCAGCGTGAACGGCACTCCGACCGTCACTGTCTGCGCCGGAATAGGCCCAACGAACGCGCCGCCGTAAGCCGTCACGGCAGCCGAAGGGATGATCTGCGCGCGGGCCATGATCGTGGCCGTGTAAACCCAGGTGGCGCCGTCCTGGCGCGCGTTCAGCAGGCCGCCTGGCATGAACCGGCACTCGTGCTGTATGAGGCCGAACTCGGTGCGCAGATCGATGGTGAACGGCAGCGCGCCGCGCAGCGTCTCGTACACGAACCACTGCACGAACAGCTGCGCCTCGGCCGTTGGCAGCCGCCACGTCAGATCCCACGCCACCGGCTGATCGAAGCCTGTGCGATCGAACCGCGCGAAGCCCCTTGTCGGGTCCGATGCCGAGAAGCTGGCCGCCTGCGTGCGCGTGCGGGATGCGCGCAGTGGCGGGCGGATGGCGGCGGGGTATGCGATAGGCATGGAAAGCGGCGCCTGGTGTCAAATCGGCGGCGCTGGCACTACCAGCCCGCGCGCATGAATCGTCGCCGTGTACGTCCAAAGTGCCCCTTCCTCGCGCGCCGTCAGCAGCGAATCTGGCAAGAACTGACACGTGTAGTCCGCCACGCCGAACTCGGTGCGGATCGGCAGCGTGAACTCAAGCGTGCCGCGCTCCAGGCCGACCGCGAACCAGAGTTGGAAGAACGCGGCGTCTTCCTCACGGAGTCGCCAGGTCATGTCCCAAAGCACCGGCACGTCGGTTCCGATGGGCTCCACGTAGCCCGGCCCGCGGCGCGGGTTGCTCATGCCGAAGGCGGCCGGCTGGCTTCGGCTGCGCGACGCCGTGAGCGGGGGCGGGAGCGCGGCGGGGTAGTCGACGGGCACGGCTAGAACCTTCCTCGGACGTTGCTGCTGCCGGAGAGCGCGCCCCACACCTGGCCGCTGTTCTCACGGAACTCTCCGGCGATCTCGGCCTTGGCGCGGCCGACGGCCACGTCGATGATTCGCGCCTCGTTGTTCACGGCCGCGGTCGTGCCGGGCGGTGCGTTGTTGATGTTGATGATCCAGCCGCCGGAGCCGCCGCCGACCTCGTCAGCCGGGATCACCTGGCCGCCCTGCGTCGGCAACATGTATTGCTTGCCGCCCGAGCCGACGAACATCTCGGGGGCGCCGGTCTCGTTGACGCGGTACATGCTGCCGGCCGACACGGGGCCGCCGAACTGACGGCCGCCGCCGAAGTTCGTGCCCTGCATCGTCGAGATGATGCTGCCCGTGGCCGCCGCGACGCTGGCCATGGCGCCGATGTTCGCCGGGTACGGCAGCGCGGCGGCATTGGCGATGCCCTGCTGAATCTTGAGGATGGCGTCGGCGATGGCGAAGGCCTTCGACGCGACGAACATCGCCTTGTAGATGCCGCTCTGCTCGCCCGCGAACTGCTTCGACAGGTCGGCCAGGCTGCCGAACAGGCTGCCGTAGGAGTTCAGCGCCTGCGACTGCAGGGCGAGGCGCTTCTGTTCTTGGCTGGCCAGGATCTCGGTGATGCGTGTCGCGGTGTCTTGCTCGAGCGCGACCTTGGCCTGCGCGTACAGCGCGAGGTTCTGTTCATCGAGCGCCGCGTACTGCACGAGCAGCGCGCTCTTCGCCTCCAGCTCCTGCTGCAGGCGCACGATGGGGTCGGCCTCGCCCATGATGCCGACGGCGAACTGCCGGCCCTGGTCGCGCTGCTGACTAGCGGCCTCTTCTTCGCGTGCGCGTTCGGCGATGCGCTCGCGAGCCTTTCGGTCGGCCTCTTCCTCGGCCGCGTCGACCCTGGCGATGCGAGCTAGGTCTTGCCGAGCGCGGATCTCGGCTTCGGACTCACCGCGGGCGCCTGGCGTCGTGGCAGGCGGCGGCCCGCCGCCTGTCGTGCGGCTTCGTAGGCCGCCGCCGCCCTCGTTGGCCGGGCGGCGCCCGCTGCCGTATGCGTTGGTGATCGCCGTCTCGATCTGGCGGATCGTGTCGAGCACCTTGTCGCGGTCGGCATTCAGCCGCGCGAGGTCGGGCAGGATGGCAGACGCGCCCATGTCCTCCGGGCTCGCCTGCGCGCCGAGGTTGACGATTGCATCGTCGATGTCGGCCAGGGTGCGCTTTGCCTCGCCAAGCTGGTCATTGAGCTGCCTCGTCGCAGCTTTGCCGCCGCGCGCCAGTGCCGCCTCAATGCGGTCGGCCGCGCCCTCGCTCACGTCGGCCGCGCTCTTGGCGCTGCCGGCGATCTTGTCCCAATTCAGGGCCAGCAGCGCGAGGCCGGTGATGGCAATGCCAATCGGCCCGCCGAGGGTCGCCAGGACAGCGCTGAAGGCGCGCGTGGCCACCGTGGCGGCGCCCATGGCGGATGCAGCGGTCAAGGCCTGAGCGGCGGCGGCGATGAAGGACGCCACCAAGCGCCCAGCCACGGCGCCGGCCAGCGCAACGACGGCCAGCTCGGACGCCGCGAGGATAGGCCGCAGGCGGTCGAAGTAGTCGGTTAGCCCGCCCTCCTGCACGCTGGCGTTTAGCTCGGCAATGGCCTCCGTGGCCTTGCGCACGCCGGCCGCCACGGCATCGCCGAACCCGCTCTGCGAGATGGTCAAGAACAGGGCCTGCATCGTGTCTTGCAGGTTGCTGATGTCCCCGTCGAGGGTCTTCATCCGCTCGGACATGGCACCGGCGAACTCGACCTCGCCGATGCGCGTGAGGTACTCGGTTATCTCGTCCGAGCTGTTGCGCACCGTGGTGGCCACGCCCCGGAAGGTAAAGGTGACCTTGTCGCCTTCGACCCTGGCCTTGATGCCGAACTCCTTCAGCCGTTCAAACTCACTTGTGCTGGCGTCTGCCACGGCTTCGATCATCTGCGTCAGGCTCTTGCCCATGGCAGCCGACGTGTTCCCGAAGCTGGTGAGCGCGCGTTCGCTGGGGTCAAGGCCTAGAGCTTTCAGCTTGACGAAGGCTTGCACGGCCTGATCTACGCTGTAGGGCGTGCTGGCCGCGAACTCGCGCAGCCGATCGAACGCCATGCTGGCGTTG